GGATAAAATGGAGTTAAGTGACCTTTCCATATTTTTTTATAGCCTGTAAAATTATGCGTTCACGTAAACGCTTAACAAAAATTGGTATTGATTGCTTATAACCGGCTTGAAAGCCAGGCAATAACATAGGTTTTGCTCTGATACCTGGGTGCATAACGTTAGAATAAACCTTACCCCCAAAAGAGACTTTTGCTTTGTTATCTCGCTTGTTCCTGCCTCTACCTGATTTACTACCGGGTATTCTATGAGACTTAGTACCTTTTTCTAGAAATGAGCCATAAAACGCTGAATTTTTACGCTTTATGCTGAACCCGATGTGTAAGGTGGCAACATCATCGCGTTTACCTTTACCTTTAAATACTTCTGCTATTATTCCGCGTTTTAGGTTACCGGTCTTGCTTGGTGCTCTTGCGCGTGTTGATTTAATGATTGGTCTTGATGCGTCCCTAAGTGCGCCGGTTAGCGCTGCAAATCCTGCTTGCTTACCAAGTTGCGTCATTGCTTTTTCTAGGTCTTTTAATCCATTAGTTTTATACATATTTGATTGCATCAATTATTAATTCACGGTTTAGGCCGCTGATATTTTCAACACTATCAATTTCGTAGTGATCGCCCTTATATTCAATAAAAAGCGTTTCTTCTATCCGTCGGTTGTATCGCAACCTAAATGAAGTTGTTTTTTGTAGGTCTTGCCCATCTGAAATAATTCCGCTGCTTGCTCTCGAGTCTAAAACTTCTGCTTTAGCAGTAAATGAATCTTTGAATGACTCAATTGTTGAACCGTAATCATCTTTAGTTTCTTTTTTCACTTTAAAGGTCAAAGTGTGTCGTAGTTTTCCAGCGCGGATCATCTTGCTCTCAACCGATAAGGGTCAACTAAAAAATGAAAGGACATAGGTACGTCTTTGATTGTCAGTGATGATGTTGTTTCCCTATTTTCAAACCAGTGAGCAATCATCATAAGCATTGCATGTTTTAAATCATCACTAAATATAATGGCTGTATTTAATGATGTATCTTCATCTTCTAGCTCTGCTTTGGCTGCATCAAGAGCATCTTTTGAATCATACAAAGGACGGTTAAGATAATTTTTTATCAATGCAGTTACAGCCGGTATTGTTTGACGAAACCAACGATCAAATTCGAGTTCTTCTAACTCTATATTACATTGCGACTTGCATTGATCGATTGTTATCACTTTGATTTATTCCTCAATTGAGGTTTTGCTGCTTTGTTTTGTGGTGGTTGAGTTGCCTTTTCTGAATAACCATTTTTTAATGCGTATGCTTGGGCTATTTCTGGCACTTCGTCACCTTGATTTATTTCTGCTGTGTTATTTCCATCAACACAATATTTAAATGATTTAGATGCTTTCATAGTTATAAAAAAGGGGCTTTCACCCCTTCTCCTTTATTAGCTTATTAAGACGCTGCTTGTGCTAGCACTTTAATAGCATTGCTGTCAGTCAACATGCCGCCTGTTCTACGTGTAGTGTAAAACTGAACGTAAGGCTTGTTGGTGTAAGGGTCACGCAATATGCGGGTACCCATACGATCGACAATGGTGTAGCCTCTTGAATAGTTACCAAACATTATTCCGTTTGCGTTGGCGCTTGATGCTGGCATATCTTCATTTTCAGTAACCGCATAGCCAAGTAGCGAAGAGGGTTGGCCAGCTTGTAAACCTGGTGCCCATATATAAGCACCATCGTCGTCTTTTAACTTACGGACCTGAGCAAGTTTCAAGGTGTTCATCATAAAAGAAGCGCCAAGGCGGTAACCTGCCTTTAGCTTGTAAATTAAATCGATTAACTCATCGCCTGTCACAAGAGTTGAGCTGGCTGCAACTAACTTTTCAAGCTTACCGAAATCACGCGAAGCATCTGCTGTTGCTTCAATATCATACGCCAGAATACCTTTAGGTTTGTTTGTGCCGTTACCAGACAAAAACGCCAAACCTTCTTTTTCGTTAAACTCAGTTGCCACTTCTTGCTGTAACCAAGCTTCAGTATTAAAGAAAATATCGTCTAAGGACTTTTGAGTTGCTGCAGGGTTTGCGTAAATCTCACCCATGAAAGCTAGTATTTGGCCAAGTTTAGGTGAACCAGTTTCTGGTCTTTCGGCTTCTTCACCAACCCAACCCGAAGTGGCACCGCCTTTGTTAACCAGCTTTTTATATTCATCAGAGCCTACGATTATGACATTACAGACTTGTCGCATGGGTGAAACATCACGTTCAAGCTCAAGTATTGCGCGGTCTAATTCTTCGGGCACTGCAAAACCACCATCATCACCAGCACCAAGGTTAATCGCTTTGGTATCAATACCGCTTGGATCACCGCTTCGCATAAAGTCAGCAAAGCCTTTTTTATACTCGGCATTGGCTGCATCTGATATGCCTGGTCGATTCTGCTTTTTTTGTAGCGCTTCAAGTTCAGTTTTAAACGCTTCAAACTCTGTTAGCTTTTGGTTTAATCCATCAACCTTGTCACTTAAAGCGGTTTTTTCAGCGTCACTAGCTTCAATGCGCTTGTCGTTTGCTTTTTTGAAATCTGTGAATTTCGCTGTAATCGCATCAGCTACTTCTTTAAAATCTTGATTATCAACAGCCATGATAGGCTCCTATAGAATGCAAAAAACCGCAATTAAGCGGCATGTTTAGTTTGTGTAATTATTAAATTACGATGGTTTTAAGCGCATTAAGCGCCTTATCTTTGTCGCTCTCTGCATCACGCAGAGCCTTAAAACCATTAGCCATAAAAGCTTTTGATTGTGAACGTGTAAAACCTACGTCGCGCAGGCATCCTTCGACCAAGGAAGGCTTAGGAACTTCGCCCGTTTTAAGGGCTGCTTTAACGTCAGTAATTCTTGCTAGTTCGTTTGCTGGGAAAGTCACAACGGACACTTCCCACAAATCAATATCTTTTAGTATGAAAGCGTCTTTTTCGCTGTCGTAATCGTAATCGTTTAACGAATAACCAATAGATAAACCATTAAGTGATCCTGCTTTCATGTGTGCATGTGCACGCTTAGCAAGTGGATCATCATCAATAAGCAGTCGACCTTTTAATAACAATCCGTTTTCGTCTTCACTCATTTCTGTATAGATGCCAATTGGTTCATCCATTTTGTGCATCCAAAGCAAAGCAGGCAATCCACCCTTTTCTTTCCATTTATCCAATGACTTTTGAAAAGCGCCTTTTACTACGATGTCACTGTATGAATCTTTAACACCAAATACTGATCCGTAGCCTTCAAACTCACCATTGTCAGAAACAGACTTAACTTTAAAATTTGTTTGTAATTTATGTTTCGTTATCATCTGTATTTTCCTCTGCTGGCTTGCCGTTTATAGCCATATTTAATGGGGTTAAGTAAATATCACCGCCTTCTCTTGGATTCATATCTTCTTTTTGTCTGATTTCATTCGGTGACATAGCGCCGACATTTGTCATACTTTTGTAAAACTCTGCTCTGGCTTTCATATCGCCGCGCAATAAAGCGTTCACATTAAATTTTGCGTAGTAAGTCAGCTGGTCTTTTTCGTTAAATAATGAAATACGAGCTCTGTTTTCGATGCGCGTTAGATAGGGCATAAGCGAATGCGTCACAAATTCTAAACCTTGGCTTTCAATGTTTGAAAATGTGGCCTTCTCTAAGTCACCAATCATGTGTGGTGGCACTCTAAATATTCCGGCAATCTCTGAACGCTGATACTTTCTTGTTTCTAGAAACTGCGCCGCCTCTGGTGTAATTGATACCTGGACCCAATCAAGTCCACCTTCAAGTATCAAAGGTTTAAATGAATTCTTAGAACCTTGGTAATCCGAAACTGAATCTTTGAGTCGGTTGTATTGATCATCAGTTAATTTGTCGTTGGTTTTGAAACCACCAAAAGGATTGGCGCCGTTTTTAAATAATGATGAACCGTGTTGTTCTGTCGCTCTTGCTAAACCTAAAGAATGCCGCGCCTGAGATATAGGGCAAACACCATTTACGCCATCAATAGAAAATTGTTTTATATGTAGTATTTCATCTTGTTGTAAAGTTCTTGTCTCGCCGTTTATAAATGTGACTTTATACTCAACAGAGTAATCATCTTTAAGCTTAGGTATAACTACTGAAGGGTTTAAAGGTAATAATTCAACAACTTTTCCAAATACACGGTTGATATAACTGTAATGATTACCCTTTAAACATAGGTGAGCAGCAACCATTTCTTTCCACTCTTGCGCGGTCTGATAATCATTCGGCGCTATGGATAACAATCTGTGTGCAGGATGGTTGATTGCTTTTTCTTTTCCTGATGCAGTTTCAACCATAACGTTTAAAGGCAGCATACCAATTGATTCAGCAATAACTTTTACACACTGATAAACGGTTGTTATTTGCAATGCGTTAGATGAACTTATAGAAACGCCTGAATCTGATTCGTAATCATCTTCTAAATCAGCTAGTTTTTTAGACGTATTTATTAAATCTGTGCTCTTACGTCTGAAAATTGATTTCAATAAGTTCATAGTGTCCTAATGCTCGGTTCAATCTTTATCGTTTGTGTAAGGATTCGATTCATAGCCATAAATA